ACATAGGCCACTTAGCCTTGTGCTGCCGGTTTTTTCCCTTATTTGTCCGGCTTAGAGCTACAGGCAAGCCCCTTCACTGGGGCTTTTTTTATGACAAGAACAAAGCTCGTTCAGCCTCGCGCCTACGTTCTAGTCCTCTGAGTACCACGCCATTAGACTTGCGCCACTTCAAGAACTCATCTGCCGCGCCTTCAAGGTCTCCACGGTTATATTTCATGCGTAGGGTAGAAGCCTGGAGGTTGCCTAGTCCGATATTAAAAGAAAGGCTAACAAGTGCTGCATGGTGAGATTCATTATCAGCAGAAGCAGGACATAGTCGAAGTACGCCACCCGAAAAGCGTAATAGGTCTGCCTCAAGAAGCGCATCAATTTCGTCAGCATCCCATATCCGATTGTGTTCTGGTTTAAGTGGATAGGAGGCTCTCTCAGGCGTTTTGAGCCTCGCTTGGTCTTGGTACAGTACTCTGCCATACCCAATCGTCCAAAGCGCAGCAGGGCACCTATAGGGGATGCTGTGACACCCCTCAAAGCTCTTGATTAGCTGGATGCCAGCTTCAGAGATGGTCATCTCTTGTTGAAAGCCTGCGAGCCAAACCAGAAAGCAATGATCGCGGCTAGGATGCTCATCTCATCATCTGAGAACACTTGCGTCATAGCGTCAGCAAAGGCTACTCCGGTGCTGTAGGCGTACCAGATACCCGCGACATCAACGACAACCAACAGGCCGACAAAGACGTAGGTCACGATTGGTCTGACAGAGGCTCGAAGGTTAATCACCCAGGTTGACGCACCGTCACCGATCTTCATGTCGTGCTTATACATTGCCACGCGCTCTTGGGCTTGGGTCTGCATCTCGATCTGGTCTGTCTTGATTTCCTCGACGCGGGCTTGTGCGATGTAGCCTTCTTTGGCAAGCGCAATCTCACGCTCACGCTGCATCGACATCAGAGCCAGCTCATGCTTCTTGTCGCCACGGTCTTGGAAGTAATCGAGAACCTTGGGCAGTCCGCCAGAGGCAAATCCCAGAAGAGTAGACAGTAGGGTCATCATGATCTTTTACCTTGGCAGGGAGGCTGGGAATCGTCAGCGTTGCCGAGTTTTACCCCAGCCAACAGGCCGATAAAGCCGCCGATAATTGTTTGGAAAGCAGGGCTGATAAGTTTGAAAATCTCAGCGTTGTCGATGTTGTTGAACCAAAGACCTGCTACCAGCGCAACGACCATGACCACGACCGAGACGCATAGCGTAGCGGACACCATCAGCGTCACTGCGTAGGTCAGTCTGCCGCGAATGTCTACCGAATCGCCCATCACTTGTCGGCCTTTGCAGACAGGCTGTGGATGATGGAATCGACCTTGGCGAACAGCTTGTCGATGTCGTGCCTGTACTCATCACGCTTGACGTATTGACCCGCTACCAGCACCTCGATGGCGCTAATTCGCACCGTTGTCTCTCTCTCATTATCTTGCAACTGTTTGATCTCCTTCCAAATGTTCGTGACCAGCACCCCTACAAGGAAAGAGAACCCGCCCAGTATGATGTTGAAAGCTGCTTGATAATCCATGTCTTCTCCCTTCCTTGGTTTAAAGAATCGCCACTATCGCAGACTGAAGGTCTGAAGCAGTGGTCGAGGTTGTGAATACAAAGTTGATAGCACAGTCCCCGCTGTAAGGACCGTTGATCCATCTGAATTGCAGCAGGTCGCTATCCATGTCCTGACCCGTGATCTCTGCCTGCGGGTGCGTAGCAAAGCCGGTGTCGAATATAAGCCCATTGGCGTTCGTCTGGACCGTAATACTGGGATCGGCAATGTAGGCATCGAGGCCAGCAATGACATCCGCCTCAGACGTTCCTATGGTCCACAGGAAAGGCACCACGTTTACTCCCATGTCTGGGAGTGTCGCTGTAATGGTGTCGAGAACAAAGTCCACCTGGTGAACCAATGCCTCTCCGGTTGATACTGTCAGTTGAATGGCTGGCATGATTACTCCAAGAGTGTGTAGGTGATGACCCAAGCAATTGACATCGTTGCATCAGTATCAGGATCGACCGTCAGCTTGAGGTTTGTTCCATCCGTCACCCTGTTTGCGAGAGTGAATGTCGTTGTGCCAGTAGCCAGCCCAGTGGTGATCGTAACGTACCTGTTTGTGGTTGAGCCGTCACCGATAATGATGTCGTGAGGAGTAGCACCAGACACCGTTCCCACAATGGACTCGATGTAGGCATTAGCAGGCAGGATCGCCTGGTTAACACCACCGATATACTGAAGCTCTTGAGTAGCCGCCCATGTGTTAGTCCAGCGTACCTGTCGGCGCATAGACTGCGGAGCGCCGAGAATCGTCGCACCAGAGGCAGGAAGAAGCATATGGTTCTTGTTGCCGCTTTGGTCGAATATCTGCCCAGTATTGGTCTGGGCGTTGAAGGCGGGCCAGTGGCCGCAGAGGCCGGTTTTCTTGATGTTAAAAACCGCTATGTATGCAATGTCTCCGCCAGTTGCTGAGGCAGAAGTTCCTCCGCCAGCATCGCTTAAATACACACGCAACGAGGTTGCGGAATTTGCAGTAACCCCGCTGAAGGTAAAATAGTGCCACTGGCCTTTCGCCAAGTTACTTTGCACAGCACCAGAGATGACGGCATTCCCTGATTGATTTCTAATATCAAAACAATCAAGCGCAGTGTTTGCTGAAGGGAAATTGATACCAAGATAAAATTGATACTGTGTGGAGGCAGGTATAGTGATGGTTTTTGCTAAATATCTTCCTGCGCCTGTTGTGGTAATTTCACATTTTAAGCAGTTGTCTACACCGTCAATTCCGTCAAAGTTTCCAGTCAATGTGACATTTGAACCTGTCCAAGAATCCACCCCAGCACTAAAATCGCTGGCGTATATAGCAGTCTGACTCCCTCCTACATCAGCAAACTCCGGCCCCCTCAAACAATAATTCAAACACTCCGTCACACTCAGCGCCCGGTTGTAGATAGCGCCATCGTAGTAGCTGCCCTCAGTGGTTGTGGTGCTGGTGCCGAGCAGGTAGAGGTTGGAGGCGTTGTCTACGCTGAGAAGGACGGATTTGACTGATACGTTATCGACAGTGCCAGCAAATGTGCTGTTTGCTGCGAATGCCACCGTATTATTGCCTGTCACGGCAGTAAGGTATGCCGTATATGTCCCACTTGCCGTAACAGCAATTGTGCTTACCTCAGTAGTTCCTGTGAGCTTTGGAACCAGCGTCCCCGCTGTGCGCGTTGCGGTAAATGTTACTGCATAAGTACGACCCGGAACTAAAGTTACAGTTTGCAATAAGCTAGACGCAACACCAGCTACCTTTGTCGCAACACCCGCCGAAATAGTCCAGCCAGTGCCCTTTGTCCAATCCGTATCAGCCGCAAAGTCGCCATTTGTGACCAGCTCAGTAGTTGTGTCCCCTGCGGAGGTAATGGCAACTGCAGTACCAAGCTGCACCCCATCAACAACGAAAGTCACAGAGCCATCCGCAGATGTAGTCTCTCTCGTCACTGGGATAATAATCACCGGCTCCACATTGGATGCAGAGGTCAGAGCCGCCGTGGAATCGAACGTGGTCGCATTCAGAGTCAGTCGCACAATGCCAGTAGTCAGCAGCGTGACGATGATGCCAGTGGTGCCATCGTGCTTGTGGTACAGGATTTCATTGGCAGCAGGGCGGGTGGTCGTGATGCGCTTCTGCACCACCACCGAGAAGTTGTTCGTGCCCATGTCCAGGTTGAGGTTATCCAAGACCTGTGGTGCGCGAACAGATGCAGAGGCGAGCAGGGCAACGCGGATGGCTTTGGCGAGAGGATCGGTGAACACCTGAACACTGGAGATATTCGTAATAGCTGCCGCTGATGCCGCACTGTTAGCTGCTGCCGCTGCACTTGATGACGCTGCCGCTGCGCTTGATACCGCCTCAGATGCCTTCGTGCTTGCCGTTGATGCTGACGCTGAAGCATTTGTCGCCGCAGAACTTGCAGTGGATGCAGCAGCACTTGCAGTCGAAGCAGAAGCTCCAGCATTTGTCTCTGACGTTGCCGCATTACTCGCAGAAGTAGACGCAGCACTGGCACTGGCAGAAGCCTCGCTTGCCTTTGTGGTCGCAGTGGTCGCCGCTGTACTTGCAGTAGAGGCAGACGTAGCAGCATTAGTCTCACTGGTAGCGGCATTGCTCGCAGACGTAGAGGCAGAACTTGCTGATGACGCTGCGCTGCTGGCAGAGCTTGTCGCAGAGTTTGCGCTCGATAATGCACTTGACGCACTTGTCGCCGCATTGGAGGCGCTTGTGGACGCACTGGAGGCGCTTGTAGAGGCGTTTGAGGCGCTTGTAGAGGCGGAGCTTGCCGAGGCAGAGGCGTTGCTTGCCTGTGTCGTAGCAGTGCTTGCAGAGGTCGCAGCGTTCGTTGCAGAGGTAGACGCAGCACTGGCAGAGGCAGCAGCAGCAGAAGCACTTGCAGCCGCAGCAGCAGATGTCCCCACCCACCAAGAAGGAGAGCTGGCTGGAGTGTTCCCAGTGTTGGCATTCTGAAGAGAGGTGTACAGAACGCCATCAGTCCCGACTACGTTCGCATTGATTGCGTAGGTTACTGTGGAAATCCAAGACAACTGGATCGCAGTCCAGTAGGTGGTCTCTGTCAGCGGATTCTTGTTCAGGTTTGCATTCTGCAATGACTGATAAACAAGACCCTGATATGTGATCACCGACCCTTCTTTGTAGGTCGTTCCCGCGCTCCACTCCACAGAGTAAAGGAAGGTCCACGATCCAGTTGTGGTCACAGGATTGTTGTTCACGTTCCCGTTAATCAGGGAGACGTAGTATTGGCCGTCTGAACCCTGCACAACATCGTTGGAGGTGTATCGCTTTGAGGCTATCCAAGGATTACCGAAACTATTCGCAGTGTCGCCAACAGGGTCACGGACAAGTATCTGCGTCCCTGTAGAGGTAGCCAGGATCGCTTTCGCAACGCCATCAAAGAAGATGTTAGGCTGTCTACCAGCAGCAGTCAGGATCACTGGGTTGGTATTGGGGATAGTGAAGTCAACGTCAGCGTAGGTTGTCTTCGGGGTAGTCGTGCCAGTCTCGTAGAAGTAGATTCTTCCACTTACTAGGGGATCGCCCGCATCGTCAAAGTATTGTGTGCCTAGATCGCCGTATCGAGCCATATTACATCACCGTTGTGGTTGATTTTCTGTGCCAGTATATGCAGATATTCCGCCAGTAGCGCCAGCAGCACCTGCTGCACCTTGCGGAGTCGCCAGAGCGCGTCCAATCTGCTGCACAGTTGCTCCCGCTGGGTTAAGCACTTGTTGCGTTGCTGCGCTCTCTGCCCTCAATAGTCTAAGGGCTTTTGCAAAATCAAACATTTGTCCAACTACCGGCAACCGAGACATAACAGACCGCTCCAGCCTTTCAATGGCCTGTGCGCTGGGTCCACGCCCAAGCGCCGTACCGCGAACGGGTTCCCGCAATTGCGCCAGCCGCATCATATCGTCAAGGAATTTTACCTCATCAGAGGTGAAAATAACTTTCATTTTATCTTTTCCGATTCGATTTATTGCCCGCTCCAAACTTGCGCGGCTTATTGCCTGGTTGCCAGAAGCGTCAATCGGACCCTTGAATGCCTCGCTCCTGATATAGTCCAGCGTCTGAGTTCTAAGCGATGCCCATGCGCCTATGCCGCGCTCTATCTGCTCAGGTGCGCCCGTAGTCAGAAACCGCTTAAGCTGATTCAGGTCTGACGGCTTCCAGCTATTGCTTAAGGCTACCTTTTCAAATACATCATCGGCCTTGATCGTGTTATCCATTATATCTTCAACAAGGCTGCGTTGGTTAATGTCAAACTTGCTGACTCGCTCAGGTCTCAGCATCCTGCCAAATTCCGCCCGAGCCTGTCTTGCTTGCTGAAATACATCCCGTCCAGCAGTAGACAACACATCATCATCTAGCTGGTCTTTTAGCTCACGAATGACCTGCTTTCCAAAATCATTTGTTGAGTTGTATCTGGAGTTAAGCACCTGGCGAATAGTCTCCGCTGTATCAACATCAATCTTTCCGCGCACTTGAAAATTATTGTCGATAACGCCTCGCTCTATTAAGTCTCCACGAATAGAGCGAATGAGACCCCCAGTCAATTCATTGTCAGGAGCGCGTTTACGCAGCGCCTCTGCATATCGAGTAAGCCTGACGTTTTGCGCCCCCGGTGCCGCCTCCCTTGCCGCCTGATACAAGCTGGATATTTCGCTATCAAGAGCCGTTGCGCGATTGACCACAGCATCAGACAAGGGTGATCCAGTAGTCTGCCCGCCAGCGCCAAGAATGCGCGTATCAAATGCCTGAGAGATTGCCCCCTCTTGCTCTTCCAGTGCTGCGCGAACAGTTGTAGATCGCTTGGCAAGCTCCTGCTGCATTTGGAAGTCATCAGCAGTGCGAGTAATTTGCGCCGTTGTAGGCTCGACCCCCATCGACTTCATAAAATTAAACCGCTCTGCCTGCTCTCTTGTCAGCACGCCAGTTCGATTCAGGTTGTCGGCTTCAGCGGCCATTGCCGTGGCAAAATCATCAGCACTGGTCCCGCTAGACCGCAACAATTTAATTGCATCATCAGTCAGCGTACCGTCAGGATTTGTTATGCGGATAGAAGGTCTGCTGCCAATAATTTTAGCAACCACAGGAGCTGCGACCCGATAAGCCAAGCGGCCAGCCAGGTCACCAGCCATTGCAAAAATTGGCGTAGTTGCAAGTTTGCTCCATTGCGCTTCGTCGCCCGTAGCGACAGCGCCAGCTTGATTGATAGCCTCACTAGCAAGGCCAATAGCGCCTTGAGTTCCAGTTTGGATCAGCGCCCTTGCTGGAGCCGTAGCAATGCCCCCAGCAATATACGGAGCCGCCTCTTTTGCGACTGATTCAGTGCCGCGAAGGAATCCTGAAATGTCTGCAACGGAAAGGCCGGGGCGATTCGGATAGAACGTGCCGCGACTAGAAACAAGAGTCGGATTGCCAAACCTGTCCCGTGACAGCGTAGCATTGGGATCAGCCATCTGGCGTTCTGATGCCAGCACTTCTTCAGGAGTGCCCCCGCCTATGTATTCGGGAAAGGCTTCTCGCTCAGGACTAATAGCCTGGCGCACCCGCTGCATCATTGAAGGTTTTTTAGCAGGAAGCACTGCAAATATGCGAGCAACATCTTCCGCAGTGGGAGGAGTATTCCCCGCAACCACAACCTTGCGACCGTCTGGCGATGTGATTTCGTATTCAGCCATCAATTCACCTGCTTGATAGTGTAGCCATTGATGACCATAGGCTTCTCAGTAGCCATCTCAGGAGCCTGAGCAGGAGCCTGATTTGCTTGCTGTTGAATCCCAAGCCTACCCTCCAGCCTTGTTTTGATCTCTGCGAGCTTCTCCCGCATACGCTGTTCAGATGCGCGAGAATTCAAGCCGCTTGCAGCCTGGCCTATCAGCTTTATATCAGACTCAGAAAGAACTCCGGTCATGCGGCCAAGGTTTGCCATTGTCAGCAGGCTTTGCAGTTCTTGAAGGTCTGATTCAAAATCTACAGTAGACTCGCGGAATGATGGAACCCAAGAGCTTATTGGGCCAGTCGCTCCAGCAAGACCTGATTCGTTTGCAAGAAGTTTCGCAGCCAAGTCGTAGGCTCTAGCGATTTCAGCAGATACCATTTGGTCTCGAGATTCTCGCTCAGTTACCTTTGCTTCTTCGGTAGATAATCTCATTTCCCGTTCTTGAATAGCTGCGTTGATTTCCTGCTGATACTGCTCTGGAGTTATATTGCCAGCCTGCAAGTCTTGGTTCAGTTGCCCAAGATTGGTGGTTGCCGCACGAGGTTGAGCGATCGCTGTTTGCCGCATAGCTTCGATTGCTGTCTGGTATTCTTGAGGAGTGATGCGCCCAGACATTAAATCTGCACGAAGTTTGCCTACTTCTGTGAACGGGGTTTGTTGGCTAGGCGCTTCAGGAACCTCCGCAATAACCTCACTCCCCCTCATTCTTCGCTCCCCGGGACTCAGCGTATATTCTGCTTGCTCCTGCTGCGGAGCAAACCTCTGCCGATAGATTGAGGCAGCAGGGAAAAGAGTAGTCATCAGGCGATTGATAGCCATTGGATCGTCTTGATCTCGCATGGCTTGCGCGTCCCTGAGTATTTGCAGGGTGTCACTTGGGTCAGCGTCAGGATAGCTGGAAAGAGCGTCGAGCCGATCTTCCGCAAGCTGAATAACACTGTTCGCTCTCATCTGCCTAGTAATGCGCGGGTCTTCAGGATTTTCTGTCAAGAAACGAAGAGCAGTATCAGCGTCCTCATACATAGCACGCTGACGCGCCTCAAGCTCTGCCCGCTTCTGTTCAGTCAGACCCTGCTCACGCTGTCTAATGCCTTCAGCGTACTCCTGCGCTCTACCGCCGTAAGCCGCACCAAGACCACCAAGTATGTCACCGAAATTGATCGCCATTATGAAATGTTCCTGATGTTATGGGCCAAAGCTTCTGAAGTTGGGAGTCCTATAGTCTGGGACGCTAAAAGGGTTGGCGGGAGCATAGTTTCCTGCGCCCCTGTATGGCCCAGACCTGCGATACGAAGGCGAACTCTCAGACACTGGGGCATAGCCCCCTGTTCTTGGCTGATTGACCACCTGACCGCCGAGATTATAACCTCCAGCCGCAGCGTTAAACGCCTCCTCATAATCGAACGAAGGAGAGTTTATTCTAGTGGCTCCGCCGTATGCGTCCATCTGATCTCTGAGCAGGTCTGTTTGCCGTCCAGCCACGTTGGTGGCAAGGCCGGTTGCGTTCAGAGCCGCTCGATTCGCTGCTGCGTTCTGCATATTGATCAGGTCAGCGGTCTGGTCTCCAATGGTGTTGTATTGGTTTTCTCCTAGGCTACTGAGCAGTCGAGATTGCTCCAAAGAAGCCCTTTCAATTTGCCCTGATAACTGCTCTCCAGCCCTTGATCGGCCTAGCGCCATTTCCTGTCCGGTGCCGTACTGCATATTCGCAATGTTCGTTCCTGTGTTCTGACCAATGTTAGACAAAGCAACACCGGCTTGGCCTTGGTAGCTCGCCATGTCTCCACGCTGCCCAGCAATGTTCTGAGCCGTGTTCAGTCTTATGTCGCCCATCGCTCCAGCAGCTTGAAATCCTCTGCCAGACAGAAGCTCAAGGTTGTTTATTTGCTGCTGCAATCCTTTTGATGAAAGGTCTTGTCCGAATCGCTGAAGCTCTTTCTGAACATTGCCGCCACCTAGCCCACCAGTGGCCGCTGCGCCCGCAAGGTTTGCTCTCATGCCCTGCTCAAACAAGAACTTCTCATAAGGAGACTCTTGTCTGGCCTTGTTGAAGGCATCTACACCCAGTGACCCAGACAATGCCTGCTGCACCTCGAATGCTCTTGTGCCGCCGGTATAATATGGCTGAAAGTCACTAATCGCCCTGTCTGCCGCCGATTGCAGGTCAGTAATGTTGAGGCCGTAGAGATCATTGATATTCTTAAGAGAATCAGTAATATCAAGGCGAGATGAAGTCTCAGCGCCTCTCAGCGTAGCCGTAGCGTCATTAAGCCCCCTCTCTAATGATTCCTCTGCCCCAACCAGGCCGATAGGAGTAGCGCCAGCTCTGGCTTCCCTGAATCTGGTTTGAGCTTGATCCAGCGGAATCCCAAGTGCGCGAGACACCTGCTCTGGGGATACCTGATACTGCCGCAACAGTGCAAAGTTTTCGCTGTCAGATCGACCAGGATTGGCTGCGAAATAGTCTATCAACTGCTGATCGGTTATCTGGCCGGGAATGTATGCGGTCCTTGCGCCGGATGCTGCCGTCCCTGTGCTGGCTGCCCCTGTAACAGCAGCAGGAGTATTTGCTTGGACCTGTTGTTGAGCGCCTGTGCTGGCTACAGTACCGCCTGAAGCAGGTTGAACAGGGGCAGCTTGATAGGCCGCAGCGACATCATCGTAGGCCACCCCCTGATACTGTCCGCCATCAACATTCAGTGCTTGGAATAGAACGTCAGCCCCGACCCCATTACTCTGGGCGAGGCTCAGAATCTCATCAGGACTCAACTGAGGATTGGCCGCTAAGTATGCCGCGACTTCTTGCGCTGTGTACGCCATAGCTTACCTCTGGAACTGTCGCATCGGTTGGAATTGCTGCATCGCTGGGAACTGCTGCGCCTGTGGGTTAATCAGTCCAGCAAGAGCCGCTTGGTCAATCGGTAGAGACTGAGCAGGAGCCATCTCAGGAATGCGCCCACCAAGGATTGCCGCACGCATCGCAGGCACTGAAGCAAGGTTCACATTCTGAGCCGCCACGTTGCCGCCCTGATAAGCCTGCATTCTAGGCATAAAGGAAGCGCCCTGCATCTGATAGGCTCGATTCAAAGCCTCCTGATTGATCTGCCCAGCCTGGCCGTAGCCACCAACCACCGTGTCTTGAGCCTGCTGGTAGGCAGGAAGAAGATTGTTGAGGTTGGTGTTAGCCATCGCCATCGAGCGTCTATTGGCCTTGCTGATGTCCTTTTTTCTGGACCTCTGTCCAAGCATATTGGCTCCCAAGCTCGCCCCTGCCGCCGCCATCGATACCGGGTCCATGCCCATGATATATCCACCTCGCACTGTGTTGACTGAAGCCCAAGTTGGTTAGCATTCGTTTCAATGCCACTCGATCATCTGGAGCCGTTGTGTAAATCTGCGCCCATCCATGCTGTGCAATCCATTCTAGGAGATTGGCAAACGGTTCGCCCATCTTTGCCCGATCTCGCAGCTTGCAGCAGCCGTGAATCTCTAGCTTTCTGCCCCTTGGAATCAACTGAACCAAAACTTTGTCATCGAGAAGTACAAGGCCGTCCATGTTGCCAATGTCATCAACGTAGAATCCCCAAGGAACACATACGCTGGAATGCTGCAAAATCTCTAACGCTCTCGCCTTGGTAGGTATCGTGACAGACTCTGGTCTGCTGGATAGCATTTTACCTAAACGAGAATCCATCCCTGCGTCCTGTCGCCACCAATCTCAGAAAGCATCTTTCGATATTCAATTGAACCCGTAGTTCCTGTGCTGTCGATGTAGAGCTGGAACTGCCTAGCAGATACCAAGCCCTCTGGAGAACCTGTCCCAACAATCGGAATGCTCAAAGAGGCATCCAATGTCCAAGTCCTGAACGCTTGCGCCATTTTACCAGAATCATCAACGATAGGCTGTGCAACATTGAGCAACGGAGTCTTCATTTGCTGCCCCCGATAATCTCAGCATTTAGCTGAAGAATCACGGGCTTTACCGCATCAGTCAAAGTGAATCTGAATATCTCAAAACGTGACGCCCTGCCGTTCTTTCTCCAGATCGCTCGACGGTTGTATTCACCGATCTTGCCAATGGCTCTGGTTCGCGCATCAGACCATGTCTTACCGTCCTTGCTTCGGTCCATCGTAATCACTGGATCGGTCACCGCAGTGTTACCAACACCAGACTCAACGGTCAATTCAATCGAAGGAACAAAGATCGCCTTGAGGTTATTCTGAAAGGGTTGGGTCGCTACTCGCCGGATGATCGTGTTGCCATACTCCGTGTAGACCAGAGGATCAATCCTGCCAATCCTGCCGTCAATAAAGTCGCCGCACAGTATCTGGTTGTAGGCTTTACAAATGGCCGTGATTCGATACTGACTCAGCTCATCATCAAGCAGTGATCGTCGTTCGTGCCATCGCTTGGATGTCAGGTCGAACACCAATGTCGTTGTTGGCAGAGTGAACCCAATGAAGTATGCCCCATTCTGTGAGTACGCCCACGAATAGATCGACTGCAACTGAGAAAGCGTCAGGTCTTGGAGAAGGTTATCAATGGGAGTGCTGCTGATCTTCGCCGTGTCGTTTCCTGACAGCGCCCAAATAGACGGACCCTCGTTCTCACCGCCACCCACGAACACAAAGGTGTCCTGTGCATTTATCAGTGAGTATGGAGAATAGACGCCCTTCTGCAAGAACAGGCCAGTTCGCTGAAAAGGGAAGTCAGTCCCGCCGACATTCTGAAAAGCCTCAATGGTCTGAGAACCTGAGATGAATAGCTGGTTCTTGAAGACAATAGGCGCAACAGTCACATCTGGATCAGACTCAGCCGTTCCAAAGTCCAGAGCGTTGTAGCTCAGTCCGTCATTGGGAGCAGAACAAATAAACTTCTTCGTGTCGGTCGTACAGACAAAGTAGGAGTCCACAAACACAACGAACTGCGGGTTTCCATTCGCATCGAAGTCAGCGTCAGTGATCTGGGCAAAGGTGTCGGTCACATGGTTGTAGATGAACCCATCACCGCCAGGCACCAGCACCATCAACTGAGTGCCGTTGTCGGCCATCGAGACCCTTGCCGTCCCTGTAATCGTTCCCAGACTTGTCAGGCTGTAGCTTGCAACACCCAGTGTGATTGTCTCGACTATCTTGTAAAGGGTCTGGCCGTTCACAGTGTAGGCGATGCCGGCCATCTCGTGCATTCCCCTGTTCTGGTTCTCAACAGTCCCAGAGGAGACAAGCTGCACCAGACCCGGAGTCCCAAAAAGGTTCTCAGGACTCAAGGCCGGAGCCTCGCTGATATTGGGATACCAGTTCAAACACTCCTGAGCACTCAGAGGAAGTGACGGGCTTACATAGAACCCACTGGTAATTGGCAGCAGCATTAGAGAGCACTCAACAGAGCATTGATGGCAATCACACTATCGGTTGTTGACTCGTTTCTTACGAAAATCTCAACGTAGTCATTCGGAGCCAGAGACAGATTTGCGAATGTCGCAATCGCCCGTGGAGCGCCAGCAGAGATCGTGTCGGTCATTTTAACTGAGGCAATGGTCCCGTTCTTCGCAATGTACACGGAGATTTTATGGTTGCTTCCAGAGGAGACATCCAATGTCACAATGGCATTGATGATATGCCTTGCCGTAGCCGCGGTGTGTGTAATCCGTCCAGCCGTTGTGCCGGTCCAGCCTGTAGAGATGTCACCAAGTGTAAACGTGCCTGCAACCTTCACAGGGGTCGCTGTAGACGCAATCGTTGTGGCAGTAGAGTTACCAGTCATCGAGACGGCAGCGTAGCTCTCAGCGTCTGTAGAGGCTATCTCAATGGTGTTGCCAGAAGTGGTGACCTCAATGCCTGTCCCGCCTACAAGTGAGACGAATGTAGGACTCGCGTCACCAGCATCCTGCATCAACGGTTCACCAAGGGAATCGACGGTGAAGTTGTGGGCTATCTCAATGCCGTTCTCAGCACTGACATCAAGGGAGATGCCAGCACCAGCCTCAAGGTTTCGGATATTGTTAACAGTGCCCTGAACATCCAGAACAGGAGTGCCTGTTACCGCGCCATCCTGAACAATCGTGCCGGTCACACCTAAGCCACTGATGAAGTTGGCGTAGGTGATCTTGTAGTTGTAACCATTGTAGAAGAAGCCGAAAGAGGAGCCGGGGATAATGCTCGTCTGCGCCTCAAACTGAGATTGCCTTACACCATAACTACGCTCAACCATTTGTTGATACCTCCAGAGCAATCCCGCCATTTATTTCCGTGAGAACCAGACTTTCGCTCTCTGGGTAGAAGTGCAAGCCGTTTCCGAATTGATTGTCCTCGTTGCCAGAGCCTACAGGAAGCGTTGAAGGCAGTCTGGTAGGGGTAAGCACCTGACCAAGCTGACGCATCGCCTGCATCCCCTCACGCGCCGTTGCAGCAAGCTCAGGAGTCACCACACCGCCGTAGTAGGGGACAGACTGGAAGGCCATGTTCGCAATCAGACCAGTCAATGCGCCTGGGGGAACCGTTACCTCATCAGCAAGGTTACTAACAGACGTATACCCAAGGTTGATGCCCTTGGCTGCAAGGGAAGACATATAGTTGTTCATGGCAAAGATGAAGTCCTGATACTCATCGGCCTCCAAGGGAGACTCAGAGGCTTGGACTAGAATTGCCTGAAGTGAAGCCTTCGCTACTTGCGCCACAGTCGCCATTGGTTATTCCCCCTGCTTTGGTTTTCTTCCACGCTTTGCTGGCTCTTCAGCCTTGACTGATTCCTTGCGCTTCCATCCCAGACCTTCAGCAGCAGATGCGCTTGATTCGGCCACAGAGACTTCTACACCGCTTGGTTTGATCCAGATACTTGTGCTCACCATTTTTCCTTTGCGGCCCAAAACGCCGCTGACATTTTGCCCTTGTTGATGTTCTCTCGATGCCTTGCCATGAATGAAGCTCTGCGCTTGCGGTCTGCTTCAGACTCGCCCTCACGCTTTGGGCTTCCAACTACGTTCTGCTGTCCAAAACGAATTGTCTTGATCTGGTCGCCTACTTTAGCGACAACAACATGGGATTTCGTGGGATGGTTCGGAGTGCGTTTCGGCTTGTTGAAGCCCTCTACGCCTACTCTCTCTAATCGCGGGTCTTTAGCTTTTGGCATCAAGTAAGCCCTTGCCGTGATTGTGACAAAAACCATAATGGTTGATTGCTTGAAGCCTAGCATCATTCGCCGCTTCTGGGGTAAGAAATGCGCCAAAGCTAATAGACTTCCCGTCAACCATCAGCCTAGCTCGCCACTTCCCTGAATCCTTTCTGTATGACACTCCGGCATAACCGGATGTGTTTGTAACGTGTTTCTTTTGGTTTTTACCGTTGTCGCTAAACTTGACGCTTCTGAGGTTTGACCACTTGTTGTTAAGGCCGTTCCCGTCGATATGGTCTATGGTGTCGGGCTGCTCGCCCGTCATCCATATCCAGATAATTCTGTGGGCATAAACGCTTGTAAAATCTAGCGTTACCCTTGTATAAACTTTTCCGGCATTACATTTGTGTAAGCTGCCAGCCTGCTTCTTATTCCACCTTTCGTTAGCTTTCTTCCAGCACAACAATCCTGATTCTGGATCGTAGTCAAATCTTGAGCGTATATATTCTGCGTTTAATTGAATCATCATCTTCTCCCAAAGATTCCCGATTAAGTTAATGCGCCTTCGCATAGGTGGGAAGCCTATACTCAAGGGGGTAATTATTCCCCGGCGCATTTACATCATATCACATCAGTTGCCGAAACCCTGCCCGGACATCAGCGGGTTGAAGCAGGCATACGCAGGCAGAAGGTCGAAACGAATCTGCTGCTTGTTGGTGTCACCTGAACTGTACTTGCTGATACGGATGGACATACCGTCAGAGGTAGTCGCAACAGTGTCAGTGGAGTACAGCTTTGGCAGCTTCACTGAACCCATACCAAAGGCTTGCTTGGCATAGAACAGGTTGGGCTGGTACAGAGTCGCACTTGAGGACAGGATTGTGATTACAGCGCCGTTAGCAGGAGCCGCAGTCACAGTGTTGTACTGACCAGTTGCTTCGTAGATCGCAGGACCAGCAACTACCAGCGTGCCTTCACCAGACGCGCCAAGAGTAACGTCAGCAGTCACAACACCAGTCCATGCCACGTTGCCGCCAGTTGCACTCACCATCGCTTGACGGGTAGAGCAGTTCAGACGGTTGACGTTCGCAATGGTCACCAGCTCGCCAGCCTTCACAACCATGTTCGCTTGGAACGCAGTGACGGCCAGAGACTGGGTCATTGTGTCCTTCGCAGTAACGTAGGTTGCATCAGGAGCCGCAGTCAGAGTACCAGCGCGATCCGCGCCAGTGCTTGAGGTGTAGCTTGCCAGAGTCGTTGCACTCAGCGCACGCAGGCCACCGAAGTTCGTGCTGATCTGGGCATTCTCCCAAGCAGTACGAATCAGGCTGTCAACGGAGTTCAGACCAGACTGAGCAGAGGCCAGTGTTGCCGTTGTGAACGGGTTCATCAGGTAGTAACGCTCACTTGCTGGGTTGATACCCATTGAGTCCATGAACGCACCAGCGCCTGCAACATCAGACCAAGCATCTACTGCTGTGCCGTGTGTGCCGTAACGCAGGGAAGAGTTCTTCAGCATGAAGGATGCGAAGTCCAGTTCGAGGTCGGTCACAATGCGACGAGCCATCGGAGCCAGGATGTCCTCAAGCTGGTCCAGTTGCAGAGCCTCTTCCACATTGCCCCATTCGGTAGCAGCAGTGAAGTAGTTCTGGACAGTACCAGTGGCCTTACCGGCAATGATCTCGCTCTTGGTAGACGCAGAGATGTCACCGCCAGAGGTGCGGATGGTCTTGTAGTCATGGGGACGCTTGAAGTCCACAGTGGAACCAGATGACGGGTTGAACTTGTCAGCCAGAAGCTGAGTGTCAACAGTCTTGGTGATCACCCGTGAGTTCTCGAAAGCATCGAGGAATACACGGGCGACCTTACGGGTAACGTTACTTCCTAAATTGTTGGGCATTTTATCACCTATTCAAATGTTGCCCCCTTCGGCCCTTTCGGTTTGACCTGTGCGCTTGATGGCATTGGTCGTCGAACGGGATCAGGAGCGTTAGTGTATTTGGGTTTCAGGGCTACAGCCTTCTGCTTGATCAACGTAGCAATCCTGACTGCGGCCATCGTTGGGTGTAAGTGTCTCAGCGCGTCCAATTCCGTGACGTTCTGGGACAGATACTTGGTGATTAGTGGACCGTGATCATCCTCAAGGATGTACTGCACCAGCGAATCATCAATTCCAAACTGACCTACAATCGAGCCTGCTGCCTGAAGCTCCTCTGCTTTCACTCCAAGGGTTTTAGCCCTCTGAGCGTAGCTTTGGACCTTCTCAACCAATACTTCCTGCTGCTTTTGCTCTGCCTCCTGAGCCAATTGCATTTGCTGCCGTTGCAACATCTGCGCCTGGGCATCATAGGCAGCAGCGGATATAAGTGCCTGCTCTCTGTGCATGATCTGCCGCTTGTATTCCTCGTCGGACAAAGCGAACGGATCGGGCAAAGCTGGCACCTGTGGCCGCGACCGAGTTTGTGGCTGCTCAAGTTCCTCTAAACGCCTTCGGAGCTGTTCGGCCTCACGCTCTTTTTCACGGAGCTTGAATACCTTCTTTCCAATTGCGTCATCGAAGACCTTTTGCTGCGCCTCGGTGAAGATCGGTTTATCGTGAGTCTCCCCACTATCCTCTGACGATTCGGAATCATCCTCGACATCTTCTTCAACGTCTGGCTGATCTTCAGCCTCCTGTGTCTCAATTGGCTCCTCGTCTTCGGGAGTGTCATCAAAATCATAGTCTGCTGGTTGCGTCATAATTTGCCCTTATAGGTGAAATGCCCAGAATGGTCTGGTGGCCTGTGTACAATGTAGCAGTATTGGCGAGAATCTACAACAAGTGGCGAAATTCGCTAATCAGGCTGTCGTTCCTCGTCTCGCTGGATGTTGCGTAAGGCTGACAGTCCGATAGTTGCGCCTGCTGCTCCTGCCATCAGGTTAGCAGAGCCACGCTTGGCTGGGTCGAAGGCTGCGTTGACGGAGCGAATGTTGGCTGGGTCAAAAATAACTCGTTCTACTAGTTCGCGCTTTACCGGCATCATTCTGGCAATATCTTCGCCGAAGTAACGCACCACATCGTCTCGATTCATGCCATTCTTCAAAGCTTCTTCAATCATGTTCCTTGGCATTACTGGTGTGTCAAGCTCTAGCGACCTTGACGCTATTGCCGTAAACAAATCGTCAGAAAGCCTTGAGTCTTTATCTAGCTTTATAGTGTCCTGATAGACATCTACAGAATCATGCCCTTTTGCCATTATTTCTCTTGTTTTTGCGTATCGCTCATCCATTGTCCCAAGCCTCATGCCACCCCCTTCGTTTACACGCCAGTCATACGGGTTTTCGGCTTTTAACAACACTTGCTGAACATTGGGAGACCGCCCAGCCACATATTGATTTGCTATCTCCGGCTTTGGCGAAAAATAGAATCCCTTGCCAAACCAGCCATCATCTGTCTTGCCCATTTTTAACGGGTCAAATTCATCGAAAACTTCGCCGGAGCCGTGATAAGCAGTGGTATCAAACCCCATCGCCTTAGCCCTATCCATAGCCGTGTTATTAAGCGGCAACCCTAGCCCACCTTGCTCAACTGGCAAAGCCGCATTGCGCTGCGCTACTTCATGGGCTAGTTCATACTCTGTCTGCATCCTAGCTGCTTGGGACATATCCAGCCCCTCACGCACAGCCTTGCTCGCCACATCCCCCACCACAGGCAACATCCCCAGAGCTGTCGCCCCGCCAAGCATTGCAGCAGTACCGTAGTTCCCACCCCTCGCAGCCTGCACAGTGTCAGTCACGCCCACAGCCTCACCAACGCCTGGCACAAAGTCCACAGCACCCGTGAGCATATCAGCCATGCCAGCCCTGTATCGCTGTGTAGGAGTTCCGCCCATAGCTCGACCTCCTAGAAGGTCTGTGATGCCCGATCTCATCGTCTCCCTGAACGCAGGGTTGAACGGATTGTAGGAGCGTACAGCAGGCTCTGCTGACTGAGGAGTAAACTGTCTGAGTGCTGATTGCGGCATTGGCATGAGTTACCTCAAAACTGCGTTGTTATTTGTGCTATAATCACGGCATGAAAACTATTAAAGACAGACCTATCACTGACCACTCGCTGTGGGTTGAAGTTATCACTGCTGATCCGGCATCTTGGGACGTAGGAACCCTCCGCGCACACCTTGATATTGAAGGCGTCACAGGGAAGGCTCAAGAGCGCCTAGTCAAGGTAAGATTAGCCCTAGACGAACCATCTCGTCGATAGTGTCCCTTGTAAACACCCCCTGTCCTCCAGCCTTCAGCGTTGCCTGTATTGATGATCCAGCGCCGCTTCCGCCCCCAAAGTTTCCAAAGTCATAGCCCCGAAGGGCGCTTCTGGCTGCTCCTATACTTCTGCTGTCTCCTGATAGCAGGGCAGCGTCTAAATTCTGTTTTGCAATGTCTGCTCGCCTAGCCATCTCATCATAGAAGTTGACCTCTCCAAGCTGCCTACTTCCAATTGACGGGTCTAGATTCAGAATGTTGAACCCTTCAGTTGATGCACCAAGCGGCCTTCCGAATTTTGCCGCCGCATATGCAGGGTGCGAACTGTCTCCAAATACTTTTTTCCCTTTAGCGTAAAAGTCAGGATTCATCAGGTAAAAAGAATTGACCGCTCCCCAAGGCGCATCCATTTGCTGCGGATCAGTAACGATGGCTCTGATCTGCGATATGCTCAATGCGCCAGCATCTCTGAATTCATCCAGAGCGTATAGAACCTCTTTACGCTTGCCGCCAATGGACTTGAGGTATTGCGGACTCGCATTATCGATACCAGGCCAATCTGGTATTGCCTCGTACTTTTTCCCTTTACCATTTCTAATTCTAAGGTCTAGGGCTTGCTTGTCTGCGCTGCTCAATACCTGCTGCGCGTAAGGGACAGCAATGTCCGCTGATTGCGTTGCGAAGTCAGAGCTAGAACCAGGGATCATTCCATGAGGAACAAATACAGCGCCATCTTTTCTTGGGCTTTTTTCTAGCGCAAGTTCTGCCCTGTTGAGCTGTCCAGCAACCGCCGTCTCTGCGGAAGAGAAAGCATGGCCTCTGCCTAGCTGCTCGTCTTGAAAGCCCCAGAAAGTACCGCCTCTCATCTCGGAGCTTACTGGAACCCCATCGACTGACTTCACAACATCTAATCCAGATCGACTGGTATCTGTAATCCCCGTGTAATACCCTCGGTCAATCAAGTCTTCGGCCCTAGCAATAGGAACTTGTCTCAGGGCTGGTTCGCTGAACTCTACAGACATTGAGTTGACAGAATCTGCATCTCCAACTCTTGAGAGTATTGGCGAGTCTCTGGTCACCTGTGGTATTGGCCCCGCACCAACCTGCCTTACTTTCGCGGCATCCCTAATCGCTTTCGCTCCAGCAGCGCCAGTTATCCAAGGCAGCACGCCAACACCTGATAACAGATAGTTGCCCATCGTGCGCTCTTCAGGGTAAGCAGCGTACATGGCCGCATCAGCAGCCAGCCCGGTGATGTCGCCAGCAATAGGCACAGCAGACATTGGGATTGACGCAGCGCCCAGAACGTCAGCAGTAGTCTGGCCTCTGGTCTTAGGCACGCGAACAGGTGCCGGTCCTTGTCCCATTCCCATCATGTAGGCTTGATCTAAGGCTCTGAGTGCTGATTGCGGCATGATTAATCCTCCTCGCTTTCGTCTTCTCTTTCTTCCCACGCCTGACACACTCTCAGGTTATGACAGACGAACTCAAACTTCTCGCAGTAGCCTCGACCACCACCGTCAGCGTCATACTCATCCTCTGGAACGACTTCTATATACTCCAGCTTTTCAGGGGAGTTTTTAAAGTATTCGCAGTTACCACACATCTGCCTGCGAGCCTCTACAGGCTTCACGCTCCAAGCCTTAGCCATCATGCGGTAGTAATCAGTGTTGTCGCTTGTGGTCTCTTCAGGACCGAAATTCCAGCTCTCAATCACATTGGCTCGATTCTCTCGATTGATCTTCGCAGTGAAAGGCTCTTCCTGCTCGATGATAATGGTCATGCCCTCTAACGGATTCATACCTGCCCCCTGAACGGATTAAGTGCGCTGACCACTTTCATTTGGTTATCAATCTGCATCCCCTGTGTCTGGACGCTCTCTTTCTGAATCTTCGCACCCGCCTCTTGAGCCTTGATCTGGGTGTTCATGCGATTAGTCTGGGCGTTATATGTCTCCAACTGGAGTGACGCCTGATCTGCTTGGAGACCCAACTGCATCTTCTGGGCTTCAAGTTGAATCTTCGCTGTCTCCAACTGAAGTCTCTGGACCTCGACCTGCGCTCTCATCTGCTCTGCTTGAGCCTTCGCCATCTCAGCCTGAGCCAATACCATAGCAGGGTCTTGAGCCTGGCCCTGAGACTGTGCGCTCATCTGCTGCTGCTGCACTTCCTCTTCGGTCATCTGAGACTGTGGGATAAGACCCTGAGCCATCATCTGCAAACGCTTGCGCTCACCGATCTGAGTTGCTGCACTGGTAGGAATTGCATTCAGGAGAATGTCGCCAGCCATCCCAACAATTGACGGATCGACCTTGGCAATCTCAATGATGGTCTCGATGGTCTCCTGCTGACGGTTTCTAAATGACGGACCTGCTCGGCAGCTCACGCTGTACTGGCCCTTGCTCAAGTCATTCAGCGTAACAATCTCGCCTGACTGCTGGTCGATCACAGGCTCATTGAGAACCTGCATCTCAGTGCTTCCGTCCTCGTATAGCAGTCTGACTGTTCTTTGTGCGTCATAGACCTTGGGAATGGCTTTGATCAGGATTTCACCCGTTGCTGTAATCCCAGCCTCCAATGCTCGGAAGTATTTGATGGTCCCGTTGTCACCCTTGGACTGCAAACTCTCGATAGCCACGCCAGACTGAAGACCTGGGTTGTCTCCCATACTCGCTGCGAACATTCCAGCCGTCTGGCCGATAAGCTGCCGCATTGACTCGGAGATGGTCCGCAGGCCCGGATTGACCTGAGCGCCACCCTGCTGCATCGGAGCGCCAGGGCTTTCTGGATCAGGGTTGTAGAACTGCACAGGATCAGAGTTGGTGTTCAACGTAGCCAAAGCATCTTCATGCCCAGCCGCTTGAGTCAGAGTCATCCAATACTTCGCCCGTGGAGCCAGAGCGCCTTCCTCGATCTCTCTGGAGAGTGAGTAGTTCAAGACTCGCTGCGGGTCCAATAGCTTCTCGACAACACCCCAGTATATCGTCTTGTTCTCGGTGATCTTGAAGTTGGCAAACACTGGGACGATTGGAATCCTGTCGAAGATGGTCTCTTCTTTGTCCTCAAGCCAATCGGTCTGGTCGAAGAATCGTGAGTAGACCTTGTTCTTATAAGCCTTTCTGGTTCTGACCTGCTCAATGCCAAGCATGGTCAGCTCATCCATTACCTTCTTGAAGTCATCGTCGATAGTGTAGACAGAGCCGTTGGACATCAGGACAAGCTCACAGGCTTCCTGTTCAAGATAGAACAGCTGCCCGACAACAATCACCTGACCCTTGTCGTAGTATGCGTCACCCTCTCGGTCAATCGACACGGACGCCTGAGAGCCTTCAGGGTAGCGTTTGACGTACTCCTGAACTGACATTGCGTGAAGCAGGAAAGCATATTGAGCATCAGACTTATCCTGAAGGTAGGCAGCAGGATCAAACCAGACTCGATCAATGAAGTTGGCAACAGTCTCAATCACCAAGTCTTGATCGAATGACTGCGGGTCTGAGTACTTGTGAGACACCATCCAGCCATCATACCCAGCAGTCGCCATGCCTCGACCTGCGTTGATGTAGATGTCCTTGGCTCGACTCATGGCCTCAATGTTTCTTACAAGGCCGTCAATGATGATTGCAGTCTCTTTGGACGCCTCCCCTGACATTGGGCTTACCTTGATGTCAAAAGCTGCCTGCTCGATCTCAGCGACCACCTGATCGACTATTGGGTTCACCATGTCGAATGTGTATCGAGGCTTACCGACATTGTTCGTCCACCAGTACGGTTCCCACTGGCCGTCACGCTTATCCACAAAGAGGTGCGCTTCTCTGGCCTTCTCACGGTTGTCGTGATCAGCCTCTTGAGCAGCAGACAGAAGGTTGAGAATAGACTGATGACTCTCGAAGTCTATTTTGTAATCGGTGTCGGTTTTAGCCATCATTGCCATCCTTTAAATTTGATCTGCTTGACCTGGGCCAGCTTGGGCTTGGGCCTGTACATTGCCATCATCAGCGCATCAGCCATGTTCGGGCTGGGTATCTCGTAGGGCTTCTTTGCCATCTCAATCTTGGACATGATCTGTATCTTGCCGCTGTTGGTCTTCTTGATGGGGATTCTGCACACCTCAGACCGGAGCTGGTCGATCTTCTCAATCTTTGAGGACAGGCTAATCATATCATCTGGGTTGACGTACTCACCCTTACTGACAGCCCTGTGGGTAGCCTCAAACCTGTCTCGGAGCCTCCAATAATACTGTGCCCGCTTGTTGGCAAAGGTCTCTCGATTGCTCTTTGCTCTTTGAGAGCCGCCATCAGAGTAGGGAGCTTCGGCATCCTCGGGAGACTCAGAACCCTTGTACATGACGTAATCGACCTTCTTACTCTCCAAGGCAGCGTCTACCTGTCGCTTGAGAGAAACGCCCAGGCCATCACAGTCCCATACAAAGTAATCCGCTCTATCAGCCAGCGCAAGGTCTAAGGCCCAGTCCATGCCGTCTGCTGCCTCGCCTGTGGTCTTCTCTGTGACGTTTAAGACCACGTTGCCATGTCTGACAGCGTAGCCCTTGGAGTCTCCACCAGTGTCACTGGGATCGTGTGAAGCAATGATGGCTCCCTCACCCTTCCAGCCTAGCTTCACATGAGAATCAATGGCCGACTCAAACCAGTCCACAGGAATGATGCAGTCCTCGACCTCGTCGTAGAACTCACCAAGCCAGATGTGCCGGTAAAGAGCTGTAGACAAGTTTGCCTTGTCGTATGCCCTTTCCTGTTCAAGCACTGGCGGAAAGAACGGGTTGTCGGTGTAGTTGATCCAGATAATCAGGTGCAGGTCGTCTTCATAGTAGCCATTGGCTCGCAGCTCTTTCTCAAAGGGCTTGATAAACCTCTGGCTGAACGGGTCTGCAATACTTCTTGGGTTGGCCGTCATCCAGATTTCGGAGTCACTCTCACGAAGGGTTGGAGTCAGCGCCTTTAGACTGTCCTGGCTGATGGTCTGGGCCTCTTCAACCCAAAATCTCTTGAACCCATACATCGACTTGATGCCCTCTGGGTTTCGAGCCAATCCCCTGAACTTGAAAGCGTCATCACCCTTGAACTGGATGCTGTTAGCTTGAACAGTGAAGCCCTTCAGCTTAAGCCGATCTATCTCACCCGAAAGCAGGGAGAGCACCGAATCATCCATCGTGATCTGGTACTCTCGAAAGCAGGCCGTCTTGATACCCTTTGTCTGGGCATCCATCAAACAGATGTCTCCAACCGACTGGCTCTTACCTGATCCTCTTCCCCCTATGAGTATCTTGAACCTCTTGGGAGTAGTTATCAGTGGTCTCAGCCTGGCTGGAAGAGTCATCTCAGGCATTGACTAGCCTCACCGTCCAGTCGTGTTCTATCGGCCCACCATTCTCGCCCGTGTGTTCGTTCTGCACCCTCTCTGAGTACCCATGCTTAGTGAGTATCAGCTTTGCAATAGTGGGATTCAGATCACCTGTTAGAGAGCCGTTGAGCAGCCTTCTTTCTTGCGCCCTCAAGCATCTAGCAACGATGTCAGAAAATTCTTTCTTTTCAGGGTCGTCGCACCAGTCGTATATGGTTTCCCGCGAGATACTTAGCTCAATAGCCAGTCCCGCCATCTGGGGTATAACATCCCCACAGGCAAGATAACCACCGTCAACGTAGGCTCTGGCCTTTGCCACTATTTCATCGTTGTACTTGCTGGGTCTGCCCGCTGGCATTACTCATACCTCACTGGCTTGGACTTCTTAGCCATCGACAGAGCAATAGCTATTGCCTGCTTCTGAGGCTTGCCAGACTTCATCTCGGTCTTGATGTTAGCTGAGACAGTCTTCTTACCGTACCCTTTTTTCAGTGGCATAGTGGCTCCTGAGAGCAATTGATTTACAGGGATTATACACCATTGAAAATATTTTAAAAAAGATTGCTCTACCCTCTTGCGTATACAACCAGATGTTGTATTATATCTCCCATGCCAGCAATAAAGCGGGCCAACAAATAAGGGGATACAGAATGAGCACCGTAATCACAACACAGCAAGTAAACTCATTTAAAAGCCGTATTTATAGCCTTGAAAAATTAGGAGCAACAAAATCTGTTGCAAAAGTAAAAGCAGAGGCTCTTTACGCAATCCAACAAACCGAAGAGATCAACCGACAGTGGGTTGCTGACCAGTGGTTTGGCCGATGTGCAAACCGTTCTTTTGAAGAAGTTTTGAAGGCTTTAGTTTAACAACCCCCGCCAAGGATGGCGCAAATAGGAGAATCACCATGATTATCAGGACATACGAAGACGCTTTGCTTGCGATAGCTCTGAAGCTTCCACACTCAGAAATTGAGTTCCCAGAGGTTGATATGGCTATCAAGCCAACCAACTACCTCAAAAGCCCAGTGCCATCATCGCGCATAGAAGGAGCAATTCTAAACCGCCAGGCTCACATCCACTTTGAATAAAGAACTGCCAGCTCAATAGGCTGGCACCTTCCCCCTACCCTCCACGCACATCTCGCCTTCGTGGAGGTCTACAGGGCATTTGCACTTTGGATAAGTACACTTGGGCTTGAATATCTTGTCCCAGTTATCCTTCCCCTGCTTAGACAAGACCCTCGACTTGATCTCATCTCCTGTGATTTCGTTTTGAGTAGCCATCACTCCTCCTTGACGAATACGCCGTGTTCATTGAGAAAGCCCTTTCTGTCCTTGATCTGCTGGTAGGAGTGATCGAGGCAGTTGTACAGGGTCAGATTGCTGTACAGGGTCTTGTTGCTCTTCGTCGCTATTCCGCCCAACTGGTTCAGAGCATCGCAGTACCTGTTAACAGTCTGATTACCGTAATACCTGAGTGATCCGTATGTGGTACAGAGCATCCCAGTCAGGGTGATTATATCAAGATCATCTGGCTTGCAGGTGTTCGCTGCTGTTTTGAACTGTGGCGTCTTACCAGCAATGCCTGCCATCATAATCATCACCACCATCTGGTCGCCAATGTCATCTATTGGGCTTTTAGCTTTCGCCAGGCTGTCGGTCATCTCGCCAAACTCGCTGATCAGTTTAAGCCACTGGGTTTCCAGCTTCCCGTTGCCAATGATCTTCCGGTCGATTCCCCACTGTGTAACCAAGTTAATTAGATTTTCCATAGCTCCCCCATGTTGATTTACCTGATTCGATGTCAGCGTCAATCCAGCCCGCCAGCCACCAGCATTTTTTTCTCATTCCTGCCGTACAAGCGTCCTTACTTAATCCATCAGCGTGCGCCCTTTTCCCTTCGTTATAGAGATCAGACTGCTCTTGTGTCATTCCCTCAATTTTCATTCTAGCTCCTGATTCCTAGTCTTTTTTCGTGAAAGCCTATCTGCTCTTCAAAGTATGCCACCTGCTCTGCTATCCACTCCCTAGTCGGCTTGAATGTCTGCTTTGATCTTGCAAGAAGCTCATTCACAAAGCCTTCCCCGTAGTAATCAACCATTGATTGCCGGTAGGCCAGCATTGTCGAGACTTTCTGCATTTCGTACATATTACAGCCTCGATGCTGGGGATGTATGTTGGCCTCTTCCGCCTTTGTAGCGGTCTTCTTGCGCTCGATAAAGTGCCCTCCCTGCATTTCAGACCAGTGCCCAGGCTTTCCGCATGACCAGCAAATACAGATTCCGTTATCGTCAGCAGCTTTGAGTCGCACCATTCTCTGGCACAGCACTGCTGCTTCGTCCAGCAGCCTAGCGATTGTTTTGACCTTTGGCTTCTTTGGCTTGGTGCGTTTCGCCTTTGCTCTTTCGTGCGCTGTCTTGCAGTCAAACTGGCAGAATCCAGCCCTCTCGATTAACGAGGATAGCTTTATGGATGGAATCTCCACAGTACACCATCGGCACTTTCTCACTGGCCCATCCTCTTGTTGTGTACTCCGCCGTCGATCTCAAAGAGCGCGTACATTACCCTATCCACGATCTCATCCTTTGGGGTAATAGACCCTTCCTCTCCAAGCTGTAGGAGCATTTCATTCACTGAGTGATAAAGCTCAATCCATTCAGGTGTCATCTTGCCTCCCGATAATTCTCATATGCCTCTAAAGCCTTCTCAGACCAGATTACAGAGCGTTCAGAGCCAAAGGCATAGATTGCCTCAATGTAGTCAGAGAACTCTTCCTTGCTGAGTTTAGAGGTTCTAACTCCAAGTGCCACAAAGCCACCGTCTACGCCTGGCACCAGCTTCTGGCCCCTCCAAGCAGCCGACAAGATGTCCTTCCAGTCTTCAGGACTATGCTTCTGCCCAAACCATTCAACCTGCTTTGATATGTCTCTGAGCATAGGCCATTGCTTGTCGTTCTGCTCATCTGTCCTTGTCTCTCTTCCCAGAGTAATGACCACGGCCCCAGCTTTTAGTCCCAGAGCCGCCATTGAATACACCCACTGGATTGCCCCATGAAGATCACTTTCTTTTGATACTGTTCTTGTGATGTCGCCCATTTGTTAGCTCTCTTGTGTTCTTGATGTGCTGTTTAACCAACTCCTGCCACTCCACAGGACATCCCTTCAGGGCTTCTGTCTGGGCATCCTTGCCCTTGGCATTCATGTAGTCGGCAGCGTAGTGTCTAGGTCTTTTTGACGCTGTAAGCCTTGTATCGCTTTCCGTCATCGCTTGTTACCCACCTGTCCTGAACCTCGACGCCTGTGTTTCTGATCTCGTATATCCTCGCCGCCAGTCGAAGACATCCGCAGTAGTTCAGGGCGTCCAATGGAGTGATCTCGCCAATGGTTTGCATATGTCTAAGGATTTGCGCGTTTTGTGTGCCTATCATGATTATCCCCTTTTTGATTTGTAGATTCTTTGTCTTAACCAGTCGAACAGGTAATCAGGGTCGATCTCAAACTTCTTTGCTATCACAGACGGTTTCATCCCGTGAATATCGTATAACTCAAACACAATCTCTTCGTCCTGCTCGTCTATCTTCTTCGGCCACTCTGTTTTTGTTCTTGGCATTTAATGACTCCAATTTCGATCCGTTACCCTTTCCACAAACCCCTGCATACTCTCTGGTTGTTTTAGGACCAGCTCTCTACCGGCCTCAGAGCGTCTACCAAGCTCTGATTTGACGTACTCGTATGTGATCCCCTGCCAGCCTTTGTCTATGCAGATTTCAATTGCTCGATCTGCCGTGATGCCAAGGTCAGTACATCGAAACGCTTCCCTCAAAGCCCTCTCAAACGCCCTTTGGGTGAGAGGCTTCTTGATGGACCTTCTCCACTCAATAAACTCCAGAGCTGCTTCGTCGCTGACTCCGTAGGTGTAAGCCTGGGATATGTTAATCATTTTTCGCTGCTCGCTTGATCTCCCTAATCACTGCATCGCAATACAGAACAGGGATAACAATCACAACGTGTCCGCACGCAATTTGACAGTATTGAGAAATACAAACGTCACCATGTGGGTTTGAGTAAACGCTAATCGACTCAAGCCCGATATGAATCACGCCCTCGTCATCTGCTTCTAAATCAAGTTGTTCTTCTGACATATGCTTCACCTTATTCTAGTTAATAGTTGTCATATAGAGGCAGTTAGTGACCCTACCCGTCTTTGTGAATCTTCATCATTAATCTATGTCTGCAATCAATCAACTTATCAGCGCCAGTTTATCGACTTGTCTTGGTCGCCCTACACCGAAGTGTCACTTTTACCGCTGTTTAATACTCCGCCTCTTAGAGAGCGTGATTGATTGCCTTGGACTTTGTTTACAGTTTTTCCCTAACTCTACGCAATTGACCGATGCCGTTGGTGTACCCGTCACGGGCGAATTAGTGATGGCTATGTGACAAAAAATGTCACTTTCTGACGGGAATTGACTACTCTTATCCATATGAGTACAATTTCTTCATCAGGTGCCTTCATCACCTGTCTCACCACCAAGCGCCTCCGGTCTCGCAAACTGGGGGCGTCTTTCTTTGTAGCGGATCGACCCGTGAATCCTAACTAATCTGCACCGTGTTTACAACTATCATGCTGTCTTTCTATCGACGCGCACTTGTCGCAAAGGTCTGTGCCGAAAGCCTCAATCTGCCTTGCGGAGCTGATCTGCTCGCCACACTCTGAGCAATCGCCAGGCGCTTCTTTCCACAGTGAGCGCAAGAACTCTCTTTCTTCTGGTGTTAAGAATGACATAGCTAGTCCTTCCTGATGCTTGGGAATGATGGGCTATCAAGACCCATCGCTTGGAAGACATCTTTGGCCGGAGCCTTCTTCTCTGCCTGTCTAACACCTGTCATCAACACCTTAATAGGTATCTTTGTGTCCATGTGAATCTGGCCTATCTTTGCAGATGGCAAACCACGCTTGCGCCAGATGTAAACCGTCATGCGGGTTGTGTACCCGAATCGCTCCTGTACTTTCTTCGATCCGCCGTAAGCCTCGATCACTCTATTAACTACACCGATGTCCATAACGCCTCCTGATTAAGATGACGCCATAATACATCTTTTTATAAATAGTACAACATTAGTGTTTACTTTATTTATAACCCATGTTGTAATTGCTTCACACAAACAGAAAGGGGATACACAAATGTCCAACCAACAAAAAGAAACAATCTACATGGTTTTAACGCTGACCCTGGCTGCGCTGATCGGCGCTTTGGTGATCCTATGAGAGTCTATGTGATCCAAATCGAACTGGAAGTAGACTTCCAAACCTACGGCCCAGAGCCGGATGTAGGCATCAATGCTGGATTCGATATTGAGTCCATCTACTCTCCAGACGATCCTCACAAAGAGGACGTTACAGATATGCTTTCTGAGAAAGCCTTAGAAAGCATTTACGAACAGGTCGAAATCCATCTGAGGAAGATGAAGGATGACTATTAAAGAGGTGAGCCAAAAGTGGTTCTTGCTTAAAACCGAAGGGCTTGTGTTCTTCGGTTACAGCAGGAAACACGTTCTACACAAATATCACGCATGGGTGCGTGAGTACGACTTAAAACAAATGAGGACAAGAACATGAAAGAGATATGGTCAACACTGAGCGCGATTGATTGCAGCAAGCACATTGAGAAGAAGAATAACCTGTCATACCTGAGCTGGGCTTGGGCTTGGGGAGTCCTGATGGAGCATTACCCAGAGGCCACGTTTGAGTTTGATACACCACAGTCTCAGCCTGATGGAACAATGATGGTGTTCTGCACAATCTCTATTGGTGAAGCCTCACGAAGAATGTGGCTCCCAGTCATGGACTATAAGAACAAGGCCATTGTTAACCCAGATGCCTTTGCCATCAATACGGCCATGATGCGCTGCCTTGTTAAGTGCTTGGCCCTTTTTGGCTTGGGCATTTCCGTCTATGCCGGTCAAGACCTCCCGCTGTTTGTAGAGCCGGAGAAGAAGGTTCTCCCAACTGACCCGCAGATAACTCACAGGATTCATTCCTCTGAGTCAATCGACGATCTCAGAGACATTTGGAAGAGCCTGACTGTAGAACAAAGGGACGCGCATTCCGCAGTGTTCACTGAGGTTCGGGAGCGTTTAGAGTGACGCTCTCTCCAGAACGTGATGGGAGGCTCACTGCGAGCCTCTTCGCATCAGCCATAGGCATAGGCTATGACTCCAGACAAAAGCTTTGGAGGCAGCTCACAGGGCGCGAGGAGAAGTTCCAAGGCAATGCCAATACTCAATGGGGATCGGACCATGAGAATGACGCAATCCTGAAGTATGAGATCGAGACCGGAGACCTTGTTAGCTACTCCCGAAATAGACAGGGTTTCTTGATTCACGATAAGCATGACTGGCTGGGCTGCACGCCAGATGGAATTGTTTACAGGGGACAAGAATCCATAATTTTAGAGGCAAAGTGTCCATCTAATATGGAGCTGTACGGGAGGATTCCTGACCACTATATGCCCCAGGTTCAGGGCCAGATGGAAATCTCAGGGCTGAAGAAGGCGCACTTCGTGTGCTGGACGCCAACAGGGTTTGAAGTGTTTGAGGTTGAGAAGAGCGAAGAATACTGGACAGAGTGTTTCCAGTTTCTCTCTGACTTCTGGGCCTGCGTTAAAGAAGACAGAGAACCACAGAAGAGAAAGAAGCCAACATTACCAACAGTTGAATACAGGAAGATCATATGAAGCGCGGAGTGAACAAAGTAATTCTGGTCGGGTCGGTAGGCAAAGACCCAGAGTCAAAATTTATGCCCAATGGTAATGCTGTTGTGAACTTCAGCCTGGCTACAAGCGAGTCATGGAAGGACAAGAACAGCGGCCAGCAGCAGGAGTCAGTTGAATGGCACCGCTGTGTTTGTTTTGGAAAGCTCGCTGAGATTATCGCTCAGTACGTTAAAAAAGGCTCCAAGCTGTATCTGGAAGGAAGCCTGAAGACTCGATCTTGGGAGAAGGATGGAGTCAAACAATACGCCACAGAGATCGTGATTAACGAGATGCAAATGCTCGATGGGAAGCCTCAAGAGTCCAGCCAGCCCAGCCAGGGTCGCGCAGCTCAGTCGGCACCAGTGGCTGACTTCGACGACGACATACCTTTTAACTAAGTCCCTTTTATATGCTATGATACCGGGGGACGCTTAAACATACCGGAGCAAATTATGGCAGAAAAGCAGTGTTTTAAATGCAAAGCCGTCAAGCCATTGGAGGATTTTTACAAACATCCTGCGATGGCTGACGGGAGAGTAAACAAGTGCAAGGAATGCAATAAAGTAGATGTTCGTGAAAACAGGACTGTAAAAGCAGATTATTACAGGGCTTATGACCGAGAAAGAGGTAGCAGGCAACCTCCTGAATATATTAAGGAATATAGGGCTAGATACCCCAAAAAATACAAAGCTCACAGCATGGTCAATTACCATGTTAGAGCGGGGAATATTTCAAAAAAGCCGTGCGAAATATGCGGGGATTTTTTAAAAGCAGAGGCTCACCATGACGATTACGACAAGCCTTTAGATGTTAGGTGGCTTTGTTCGATTCATCATAAAGCATGGCATCAAGAGCATGGCGAGGGGATAAACGCATAATGCGGCCATCAGAGCAACTAGCAGCAATCCTACCTGGGAAGATGGTCAAAATAAAAACGCTTCACTGCTGGCTTAATGTCTCACGGGCACAGTACGCAATAGCCCGTGAGAACCTAGCCGAAGCAAACAAGACAAAAGGGAACCGTGGCGCAGCACTCAAAGCCTGTCGCCACTGGAGAAACGAGATACTAACAACAGCGATTCAGTTGCGCGTGCGGCTGATGAGGAGAGTGAGATGACAGCATTAACGAAGCGTGAACAGTTTGCGATGGCCGCGATGCAGGGGCTGATGTCGGATTTTGAGGCCGTATACGAAAGCTGCCCCACGGGAGTGATGCCTGCTGACTACGCCGTGTCCGTGGCGGTAGTCATAGCCGACAAGATGATAGCAGCACTGGAGAAGAACGATGAGTAAAGACACTGGAGGCGCGGCGTTTCCACAGTTCGCATGGAATGTCTTTGAGGAGAAGACTACAGCTTATGGCGGCATGACCCTGCGCCAATACGCTGCAATAAAGGCGATGCAAGGGTTTCTCAGTAATAGCAGGCTCCCCGCTATGGTGCCCACAGGGTCGTCCGTTGTGGTGGAGTCAATAAAAACGGCAGACGCACTGCTTGCCGAACTGGAGGCTACAAAATGAGCAAGCATACACCGGGGCCGTGGGAAATAGATGAACAAGATTATGGAGATGAATTGTGGTTCGGTGGAACCGGATGCGGTCTTGTAACGGTGAATGGCTGGTCAAACGGAGGATGCAAAGATCAGCCAGATGAATGGGCGCAATTACTAACAGATGCCCGCCTGATAGCCGCCGCGCCTGAGTTGCTTGATGCGCTTCACGGCTTACTAAATGTCATCAGAGAAACACGCGGCCTGCGTTCGTATAACGCGGTACTGGTCGCACAGAAAGCAATCGCCAAAGCGGAGGGTGTATGACAGAGCATGAGATGTTTGAAGAAAAGTTTCCGGTGCCAAGCGAGACTGTGTGGAGCGACCACTTGTCTGCCTACGTCCAAAAAAACCGACGAGTATTGAGCGCGTATGATGACTTGTGGCAAGTGTGGCAAGCCGCCCGCGCTACTCCCGCACTGCCGCAGGGGGTGGAGGAGTGGATAAAGCAAAATAAATTTTCTGCCCTATCTGCTGGGGAGTTTAATGAAGTTGTTTCTATACGCGACCTCCGCGACTACCTCTCCGGCATGGCGATTGTGCCGGTGGAGCTGCTAAAGGAAGCTGTCGGCCAGCTCAGTGAGTTGAACACCTTTGCTGCGATTCGCGCAATCATCGAGGCCAAGCCATGATCGCCTCCCTGTTCTGCGTAGCCACCGCGATTTACTTCGAGGCCCGTGGCGAGCCAATCGAAGGCCAAGCCGCTGTAGCATGGGTAATCTACCACCGCACAGCGGCAGCGCAGTACCCAGACACCGCTTGTGGGGTCACGCACGAAGACGAGCATCGGCGCAATGAGTGCCAGTTTAGCTTCATGTGTGACGGCAAGCGAGAGGATGTACACGATGACTGGGCGTATGCCAAGGCGTTGATGGTCACGATGCTCACAGCCGGTGGCTTTATCCCAGACCCGACCGGCGGAGCGACACACTACCACGCAACGAAAGCACAGCCGTGGTGGGCAGCAGAACTGGAAAGAACGACTAGAATTGACAACCACATATTCTACAGAGGTGAGTAATGCCAACAATTGACAAGCTGTATCCTGACACCAAGCCAGTCAACGATCCATACACCAGCGAATGGGTGCAGGCAAAGATTGATGCGTTTCTGAAGAAAGGCGGGCAGATCAAGGAAATACCCAGAGGAGTCCACGCCCAAGACGCGCAACCAATGTCAGTTATCAGAAGAAAGATTGAGAAGGACAAGAATTTCGGTGATGATATACGGACATAGGCCACTTAGCCTTGTGCTGCCGGTTTTTTCCCTTATTTGTCCGGCTTAGAGCTACAGGCAAGCCCCTTCACTGGGGCTTTTTTTATGACAAGAACAAAGCTCGTTCAGCCTCGCG